GGCGGTAAAGTTCGCAGCGCCTTGATGATTGCAAAGGGTTTGAAAAAAAGGTAATGATCTTGCGGCCACAATTTTGTGGAAGCTTTTATTCGCCGGTAATTCGGTAAGACAGGAGACTGTATGTCAGAGATGTCCCGCAACGCTCGTCGTGCAATGCGCGCTAAAATTCATCGTATAACCGCAGCTAACAATGGCAAGGTTGACGCTTCTGACTACGGTCCTGAAGAAGTTTTGAATTCTGAAGTTAAGACGGGCATGCGCCCAATTTCACGTCGCGCTTACAAGAAGGGCGGCAAGGTTGTTGCTGTTGAGGGCGCTGACGCCAAGCAGAATGCAGGTAAAAAGCCACGCGCAGGTAAGAAGCATCTTACCGTTGACGCACTGGTTAACCGCAATCTGAAAGATGCAAACGAAGCCCGTGAAGGCAAGAAGCACATTGGCGCTTTGAAAACAGGCGGTCGCGCTATGAAGCAAGACGGCGGTGGCGCATACAACGAGAGCGGTAAGCGCGCAACAATGGCTGAAATTGCTGCTGAAGATCGCCGTATGGGTGGCAAAGACGTTAACAGGCAAAAAAGGACAATGGCTAACAGCACAGGCCCTTCGCCAGTAGCTGTGTCAAAAGTTCTTGATGCCATGCGCAACGGTCGCAAGGATGGCGGAAGTTCTGTTAAAGACATCCGTAAGGATATTGATTCTGGTCAATATGGGTCGATGCGGAATCGAGGTGGAGATCAATCGCAGGCAATGCAGCGGCCAATGCAGCAACAGGCAATGCAAAGAGGCTATGATCAGGCAATGCAGCAGCAGAAGCCAATGCCGCGAAATCCGGCAATCGAGCAATTAGGCTATGATCAGCAGCAGCCAATGCCTCACAAGCGCGGCGGCAAAGCTTGGGAGGGTTCCGCTAAGGACGAATCGCAGGACAAGAAGCTTGCCAAGAAGTACGGCATGTCAATGGCAGCGTGGGAAAAGTCCAAGATGGACAAGAAGCACGACACTCAGCATTCGTCAAAGGGCCTAAATAAGGGCGGTCGCACCGGCAAGAGCCTTGGCGGTGTTCTGAAGGATGTCGGTAAATATGCCGCACTTGGCGTTGCCGGTAATGAAATTATAAAGAACCCATCTTTGCTTATGGGCGGTCTTGGCGCATTGGCATACAAAGCTTTTGGCAAAAAGAAGGATGCAGGCGCACCAGCGGCAGGTCCAGCAGTCGCAGGCAAGAAGCGCGGCGGCAAACTTACATCGCTAGATGGTGAAATGCAGACACAGGAAAAGGTCGGCGGTCGCATTGCTAAGCAATACGGCGGTAGTCTTGGTGCCCTTGAAATGAATAGCGGTGGTCGTACCAAGAAAAAGAACGGTAAGACCGACATCAATATCACCATTGTGACTGGCAAGGGCCAGCCGCAAATGGATCCTAATATGCAGCAGCCACCAATGCCTCAGGGCGTTCCAGTGCAGATGCCGCCTCCGCCACAGCCTCAGGCTGGTCCGCCTATGCAAATGCCTATGCCTCCAATGCCCGCGCCTCCTATGGGCGGTCCGGGCGCTGGTCCTGCGCCAATGCCGCGCAAGGCTGGTGGCCGCACCTATCGTTCTTACAGTGATATGGATGCAGGCGCTGGTAGCGGTCTGGGTCGTTTGGAAAAGACGGAGATCCAAAAACGTAAGAAGTGATTGAGTTTGGGCGGCGTTGGTTGGAAGAACGTCGCCCAATATTTTATTTTATGGAATTATATTGATGAACTTTAACAACCTGTTTGAATTTGAGTTGATGAAACTCATTGAGGCGCGCATCGCCTCCCTTTCAGAAAACATCACAAACGCACATGCAGTCGTTGATTATTCCGACTACAAATACCAAGTTGGTAGGATCGCGGGTCTTCGCGAGTTTGAAGACCTGCGTGATGAGGTTAATAAAATTATTTCTGAACGATAATATGGAGAAAAATTAAATGCCACATATGAATATGACCCATGAAGAAGACCCAAAGGAACTGATCCTTCAGGCACTGGGCGATATTGAAAAGTTCAAAGTGTTCCACAACGAAGTGGTTGTCGCTGTGTATTTGCGTCCAGAAAAGACCAAAAGCGGCATTTACCTGCCGGATCAGCACCGTGACGAAGACCGTCATCAAAGCAAGGTCGGCCTTGTCGTTAAGATGGGATCTGAAGCTTTTGACGATCCCAACGGCAATTGGTTCCGGGGCATGGACGTAAAGCTGCATGATTGGGTTGTTTATCGCCCTTCAGACGGCTGGACAATCACCGTCAACAACGTGCTTTGCCGTGCGTTGAAAGATACAAACATCCGGGGCAGTGTCCCACATCCTGATATGATCTGGTAAGGAGGCTAAAATGTCTATCGAAGATAACGTAGAAGACCAATTAGAAATTGATCTGGGCGACGATCCACAGCCAGCAGAAGACATTATTGTCGAAAAATCAGAGGATAAGGCCGCTGAACCCGACCCGGTAGATAACACCCTTGATACCCTGAAGGCGCAGTTGGACGAAGAGCGCAAAGCACGTCAGGAAGCACAGCGCCGCGCAAGCGAAGCTGAATATTCGGCGTATGAGGCAAAGGGTGAGGTGCAGGACACAAGCTTGCATCTGGTGTCTAATGCCATTGATACAGTTCTTCAGAACAACAATATCCTCAAGGCAAATTACCGTGACGCAATGGCTATGCAGGATTATGACGCTGCGGCTGACATTCAATCGGAAATGTCTTCTAACGCAGCCAAGCTTCTTCAGCTTGAGCAAGGTAAGCAGGCGCTGGAAAATCAACCACGTCAAGCAGCCCCAACGCCTTATGTTTCTGACCCTGTTGAGGCTTTAGCATCGCAGCTTTCGCCGCGCTCTGCTGATTGGGTGCGTCGGAATCCGCAATTTGCGACTGACCCGCGCTTGTATCAAAAGATGCTGGCAGCACACAATCTGGCTATGGCAGATGACATTCCTGCGGATTCAGATGATTATTTTGACGCGATTGAAGACACGCTGCGTCTTCGCCGTCAGGATAATAACCGTGATTATGACGCCATGGCTGACGCTGCAAAGCCAACGCAGCGCCGTTCAGCACCACCCGCAGCCCCTGTTTCGCGCAGTGGTGGAGGCGGTGGAAGCAAGCCAAATCGTGTGACACTTACCGCAGCAGAGCGCGATATAGCCGACATGATGGGCATGACGCCTGAGGAATATGGCCGCAACAAGCTTACTCTTCAAAAAGAAGGCAAGATGAATTAAATTCAAGGAGTATTATTATGGAAACTATTGCACCAAAAAAGCGCGGACGCCCACCAAAGGTCAAGGAAGCCCTTGATCAAGCAGCCCAAAGTGCCGCAGAAGCGGTAAACATAGATGCTTTGGAAGAGGCATATGAGCCCCTTGCTGTTGCTCCAGAGGCAACGCATGCGGATATTACGCCAACAATTCGCGAGGATATTAGAGCCCCTATGCGTGAAGAAGATCCCCGTACCCGCGCTGCGCGCCGTGCAGCAGAACTTCGTGATCACCTTGGCGATCTGGATGAAGGCACTGATGACTTTTTCATCAACAAGTCCGATATTCCACCGGGCTGGGAATATGAATGGAAGCGTAAGCTTTTGATGGGCGCTGAAGATCCTGCATATCAGGTGGCACTGGCCCGCGCTGGTTGGGAAGCGGTTCCGACATCGCGTCACCCATCCTACATGCCAAATAGCGGCAATCACCCAACGATTGAGCGCAAGGGTATGGTCCTTATGGAGCGTCCGTCAGAAATATCTGAAGAGTCCCGTGCAATTGAATTGCGCAAGGCGCGTAATCAGGTCCGGCAGAAGGAAGCCCAGCTAAATTCCGCAGAAGGCGGCCAGTTTGAGCGCGCAAATAAAGACCAGTCACTGGTCAATATCCGGAAATCTTACGATTCAATTCCAATTCCGCAGTAAGGAAATTGGGTAAATGGGGCGGCTATATGCCGCCCTTTTTATTGCAATGTTGACAAACTAACAAAATTAAACGATTAATGGGTTACTTCCCCCGGTGCGGAGGTTCAAAAAACCCAGTCTTAGTCGCCCCGGTGCGCGATGATGGCTTCCTAAAAAGGAGATCCGTCATGGCAAATACTTTTGCGCCTTTCGGTTTTAGCCAGTTAAGTGGAACTGGTTCTGCTCCGACTTACGAGCAGGTTGTGGGCTTTTGCGCTTACAATACCGCTGCTATGTATTTCGGTGACCCTGTTTTCCAGAACGCGAACGGTACGATTTATCCTACCACTCCCGGCGCTGGAATCCTTGCTGGCGTTTTCGTCGGCTGCAAGTATCTTTCAGTTTCGCAGAAGCGTACCGTTTGGTCGAACTTCTGGGGCGCTGCTGACGTAGCTTCGGCAAACACTGTTGAAGTTTACTACGTCAATGATCCGAATGCGAAGTTCTTGGCTCAGGTTGGTGGTTCGTCCTCAACTGGCCTCGCTGTCACCGACATCGGTGCCAACGTGCAGTTCGCTTACGGAACTCCTAACACGATGAGCGGCCTTTCGGGCGCGTACATCGACATCACTGTCACACCGACAACGACGTCCACACTGCCTTTCAAGGTAGTTGGCCTCGACATCGCCCCTCCGGGTTCGAATGGTACGGAAGCTGGCGCATACAATTATGCAATTGTTGCGTTCAACAACGTGTCCACTAAAACCCTAACCGGCATTTAAGGGAGTAAGGTACCATGGCTGTTAATTTATCAGCAATTAAAGACCTTCTGCTCCCCGGCTTGCGGGGCGTAGAAGGCAAGTACGAGATGATCCCATCTCAGTACGACAAGATCTTCACAAAGCATGATTCGAAGCTTGCGCTAGAACGTACCGCTGAAATGCGTTACCTCGGCCTTGCTCAGTTGAAGACTGAGGGCGGTCAAACGTCTTTCGATAACGGCGCTGGTGAGCGTTATGTCTACAACCAAGAGCATAACGAAATTGCTCTCGGCTATGCAATTACGCGCAAAGCCATCGACGATAACCTGTACAAGACACAGTTCCAACCTTCGAACCTCGGCCTGATTGAGTCATTCCAACAGACCAAGGAAATCTACGGTTCGAACATCTTGAACACGGCAACAACCTACAACGCCAATATTGGTGGTGATGGCGTAGCGCTTTGCTCGACTTCTCACCCAATTGATGGTGGTACGGTTGCCAACACGCCGACCACTCAGGTCGATCTGAACGAGTCCACGTTGCTTAACGCAATGATTTCAATCCGGACGAACTTCAAGGATCAAGCTGGTCTGAAGGTCTTTGCTCGTGGCCGTAAGCTTATCGTTCCGCCGCAGCTTGAGCCTGTCGCTATCCGCCTTACCAAGACGGAACTCCGTCCGGGTACAGCAGACAACGATGTCAACGCTATCCTCAGCACAAGTGGTGGTCTTCCAGAAGGCTACATGGTCAACGACTTCTTGACGTCGGCCTACGCTTGGTTCCTCCTGACCAACATCGACGGTTTGTCGTACATGGAGCGCGTCAAGTTCGAAACCGACATGCAAGTCGATTTCGTAACCGACAACCTTCTGGTCAAGGGCTATGAGCGTTACAGCTTCGGCTACTACAACTGGCGTTCGATCTTCGGTTCGTTCCCAACGTCTTAATTAATCGGCACCCCCTCTCTTAACGGGGAGGGGGAAACCTTTAAAGGAGGTCCCAATGGGTACTACTACTTTTACCGGGCCGATTAAGGCAGGCAACGTCCTTAACAGCGACGGCACCAATGTTCTTGCTGGTGCTGGCGGTGATAGCGGTATAGCCAATGTTGGTTATGCAGTTATGGCCCAGTCTGAGGCAATCACGCAAGCCACCAATGGTGCGACTGCTGGTGTCTACACGACTTCGATTGTAATCCCTGCTGACAGTCAAATCCTTAGCATTACGCTGACGGTTTCGGCTGTTTGGTCAGGTGCTGCAACAACGCTTGGCATTGGCACTACGGCTTCGGCCACGGCGCTGACTGCTGCTGCTGCTGTTGCAGGTGGCACAAAGGGTATCGTCAGCGCCAGTCCCGGCACTGTTGATGCAGCTATTGCCAACTGGACGGACGTTGGTTCGACTGACATTCAGGTCTTGGTTACATCCACAAATACGGGTACTGGTGTCGGCGTTCTGACCGTCACTTATATCCAGTCCAACAACCTCACGGTATAAGGAGACTCGATATGAAGGGTCGTAAATCACGCGCATCTGGTGGCGTCAATGAAATGGCGCAGGATCAAGCACAAAAGAACATGCGCTACACCTATGAAAGCAATGTCAACGAAGCGGCTGAAAAGCGTAAGCGCGGTGGCAAGACTGTCGGTAAAGTCAAAGGCATGGATGCTATGCACCACGCTGGACGCAAAGCCCGTAAGTCAGGTGGATCTTGCGATAACGGCAGTCCGTTTTCGTCCGCCCGCGCAGGAACCCCTGCAAAGGGTCGCAATGTCAGCGGTTCGTTGAACTAATCGCTAAGACTTTGTAAAAATAAGGCGGGGGCTTAGCGGCCCCCGTTTTACTATGGAGGGCAGCATGTCTGATACTTGGCAGCGTAAAGAGGGCCAGTCTAAATCTGGTGGATTGAACGACAAGGGGCGCGCTTCCCTTCGTGCAGAAGGTCATAACATCAAGCGCCCGGTCACCGCTGAGGAAGCAGATCGCAGCCCTGCGGCAGCAGATAGGCGCGATAACTTCCGTTCACGCATGTGCGGAATGAAAGAAAAACTTACGTCAGCAAAGACAGCGCATGATCCGAATAGCCGGATAAATTTAGCGCTTAAAAGATGGGACGTGAAGTGCTAGTCTAGCGCTTAAATAAGTGCTAATGTTACGGTAATTTTAGGCTTCTAGCCTCCTACGAAAGGTACGTTTTATGGCTTCCGGTATTGTTAACCAATCTATCAGTCGCGTTGGCGTCACTGAACCGTTTGAACTTCAAGTTGCCCGTGACCAGATCACAGGGCATTCCACAGTTTTGGTTTCAGGCACATTCCCGACACTTGGGACCTCGCAGGCTACGGTTTGGAACCAAGGTGGCATTTATGTTTATCCTGCAACTGCGCAAGTTATGGTTGTTGCCAGCAGTAGCGCAAATGATGCAGCAGCCGGTACCGGTGCCCGCACAGTGGTTATCCAAGGCTTGGATGCTAGTTACAATCAGATCCAAGAGACAGTTACGTTAAATGGGCAAACTGGTGTCAACACCACCAATTCATTCTTGCGTGTCACACACATGTATGTGGCAACTGCCGGAAGCGGTAAGGCAGCGGCTGGCACTATTTATGTGGGCACTGGCACTGTAACCGCAGGCGTTCCCGCTGTAGTTTATCTGAACTACTTGGCTCAGTCAGGTGCCACGTCGGCTATTTGGACTGTACCGGCAGGCTATACTGCCTACATCAATGCAATTCAGGCTTCGTCTGGTAACGCAACCGCCGGTCAGTGGACTAATTTTGGTTTGTTTATCGCCTCTTCGCAGGGTGGGCCGCTTGATAGCGCTTTGCAGTGGATTACATCAAATGGCGGTAATGCTCAAATCAGCCTTCCATATCCAATTGCAATTTCGGAAAAAATTGATTTTGAAATCCGGGCTATCAGCACCACCGCTTCGACATCTGTTGATGCCAACATGCAGATTGTTTACATCAAGAACGACGGCGCTCTCTAAGGGGTAAACGGCATGACCGTAAGCGGCACTTTCAATTATAATCCGTCGCTTGGCGAACTGACACTGTATGCCTTTAACCTGTGCGGGATTCGCAATACTGCGCTGCTTCAAGAGCATATGGAATCGGCGCGCATGGCGTCAAACCTTCTGCTTGGCCGCTGGTCTTCAGAGGGTGTTAACCTTTGGATGGTTGATCTCCAGACAATCGCGCTGGTTGCAGGTCAGTCAGATTACAACCTGCCTGCAAATAACATCGTCATGCTGGACACATATATTCAGACAGACGATGGATCTGGAGCGCCAATTGACCGCCTGATCCTGCCCATTAGCCGCACCGAATATGCGTCTTACCCCAATAAAGAGCAGCGGGGCTTCCCAACGACATACTGGCAAGACCGTCAGATCTCTGGCACCGTAAGCCTTTGGCCGGTTCCAGATGGTACGCAGACATCTTTAAAGTTCTATCAGCTTTGCCAGATTGACGATGCTGACTTTAATAACGGTCAGACGGTCAACGCTCCTTACTATTTCCTTGAGGCTTTTGCCTATGGGTTGGCGCAGCGTTTGGCTATGATTTGGGCACCAGATCGCGTCCAAATGTTGAAGCCTTTGGCAGATGAATCTTACCAGATTGCCGCAATGCAGAACGTGGAAACAGCCCAGCAGTACATTTCCCCAATGATCTCTGGCTATTTTAGGTAGAATAAATGGCATACGCCTCACAGTCAGGTCGGGCCAGAACAAGTTCATCAGGGCCCCAAGCGCATGCAATCTGTGACCGCTGCGGGTTTCGTTACAACCATGTAGATCTTCAGTGGCAGTATGACTGGCGCGGCGCTGCGTTGCAGAACATCCGCATCCTTGTCTGCAATAGCTGCTTGGACGTGCCTCAGGACCAATTGCGGGCTATTGTGGTCCCCGCCGACCCTACGCCTATCATGCAGGCGCGTGTGCAGGATTTTGCAGCGGCTGAAACTGATTATCAGACAGCCACAGCAGTCCCGATCACTGATCCAACTACGGGCATTCCAATTCCAGTTAACGTGACGCTTGTGTCCCAAGATGGTCAGAATTTGCTAACGCAGCAAGTTGGTCCACCTACTGGCCTGACCCAAGGCGCTATTATGCCGTTGGTTGGGAAAGAAGATTTCTCTGTTAAGCTTAACCCGCTGTCAGTTTCCGCTGTTGGCACAGATCAGATTGCAGTCACGTTTGCAGCCGCTCACGGCCTTGTGACAAACGCTCAGATCTCTGTTGATGGGCTTTCTAATCCTCAGGCATGTGGATTTTATAGCATCACAGTTACGACAGCTACGGCATTTACCTATCAGACAAATAAGGTTATACCTGCCGCATCGCTGCTTACCGCTACGACAAACATGGTCACGGCTCTGGTTGGTCTGCCATATGGCTTCACCCAGATACCGCAGACGGGGATTTAACAATGGCTAATACAACAATTCCTCAACTTCCACTTGCCACCTCATTGAGCGGCACAGAGCAGTTGGAAATTGTTCAAGCTGGCGTTTCCCGGCGCACAACGGCCTCTGCCATTGCTGGCATTGCTACTGGCCCTACTGGTCCAACCGGCGCTCAGGGTGGGACTGGTCCTACTGGCACCGTAGGCCCAACAGGCCCAACCGGCGTTCAAGGCACCGCAGGGAACCAAGGACCTATCGGCCCAACGGGTGATACCGGCCCAACTGGTGGCGCTGGTCCTACGGGGCCAACAGGCATTCAAGGCGCTCAGGGCATTACAGGGGCCACAGGCCCAACGGGCGCACAAGGTATTACCGGCCCAACAGGCTCATCAGGCCCAATGGGTCCGACAGGTAACACAGGCCCTACAGGCCCTACAGGCCCTACTGGAACAACAGGCGCTGGCGGTCCTACAGGTCCGACAGGTGATGCATCAACTGTTGCTGGGCCAACGGGTCCAACTGGTGCAAGCGGAACGGGGGCTGGTACAGTCACAAGCGTTGATGTCAGTGGTGGAACAACTGGCCTAACGACAAGCGGTGGGCCAATTACTGCTGGTGGTACAATTACGATTGGTGGTACGCTTGCTATAGCCAGCGGCGGTACGGGTGCAACGACAGCGCCTAACGCACGGGTCAGCCTTGGCGCTACAACAATCGGCGGCAATGTCTTCACTTTAACTGATCCATCGGCAATAACTTTCCCACGCTTTAATGCGGATAACACCGTTTCTGCTTTAGATGCGCCTACTTTTCGTACTGCCATTGGTGCAGGTACCAGTTCGACTACGGGGACGGTCACGTCAGTATCAGGCACCGGCTCTGTCAGCGGCCTGAGCCTGAGCGGCACGGTGACTACATCAGGGTCATTGACACTTGGTGGGACCCTTGTCGTTACTGCCGCTAACTTTGCAGCGCAGACGGCTAACACGTTTCTTGCTGCACCAGACGGCGTTGCGGGCACTCCTACGTTCCGCACTATTGTCGCGGCTGACGTTCCAACGCTTAACCAGAATACGACCGGTACAGCCTCAAACGTCACTGGAATCGTCGCCGTAGTTAACGGCGGCACTGGCGCAACAACAGCCCCTAATGCGCGCACAAACCTTAGTGCAGCGGCGTCAGGTGCCAACACCGACATAACGTCTATTGGGCTTACCACTGGCACGATCAGCACGGCTCCGTCTGGCGGCACAGATATTGTCAACAAGACATACGCAGACAGCATCGCATCTGGCATTAACTTCCACCAGTCTGTGCGTTTGGCGACGGTTGCGGCTTTGCCTGCCAACACATACAACAACGGCACCAGCGGCGTTGGCGCGACGCTTACGGCTAACGCCAACGGCGCATTGAGCGTTGACGGCGTGGCTGTGGTTGCGACTAATCGCATCCTTGTCAAGAACGAGGTGACGCAAGCAAATAATGGCGTCTACACCGTAACGCAAGTTGGTGATGGCTCAACACCATATATCCTTACCCGCGCAACTGACTTTGACAGCGCTGGCTCTGGTGTTGACCAGATTGACGCAGGTGACTTCTTCCTTGTTACTGCTGGCTCAACATTAGCCAACACGTCTTGGGTGCAGCAGACGCCACTGCCAATCACTGTCGGCACGACGGCGATTGTCTTCTTGCAGTTTGGCGCTCCGATCACTTATTCGGCGGGCACTGGCCTGACGCTTGCTGGTACGGTCTTCAGCATCACGAATACAGGCGTAAGCGCAGCGACCTACGGTAGCGCGTCATCTGTGCCTGTCATTGCGGTCAACGCGCAGGGTCAGGCTACAAGCGTTACCGATACATCTATTGCCATTGCAGCAACGCAGATCACGTCTGGCGTACTCGCCCCAGCCAACGGCGGCACGGGCCTATCTTCACCGGGCACTGCCGGAAATGTTTTGACAAGCACCGGTACCGCGTGGGTGTCGCAGCTTGCACCAGCCGGTGGCATTACATACACTACGGTCAAGACATCTAATTATACCGCCTCAAATAATGACGGTGTGCAGACCGACACTAGCGGCGGTGCCTTCACAGTTACGCTCCCAGCCACTCCGGCTACCGGCGCGCAGGTATTTGTCATTGATACCTCAAGTTCGTGGGCTACAACTAACCTGACAGTAGGGCGTAATGGCTCAACCATTGAGGGCTCCGCTAGTGATCTGACTTGCGACATTTCCAACGTCAGCGTCCAGCTTATCTATAGCGGCACAACTTGGAATGTGTTCGCGCAGGTCGGCGGCGCAGGTGGTGTTGTCTCAGTGGCAGGCGGCGGCACAGGTGTGTCTACACTGACTGGATACGTTAAGGGTAATGGCACTTCGCCATTTACCGGTGTAGCTACCATCCCAACAAGCGACCTGACGGGGACGCTTGCCGTAGCCAATGGCGGTACAGGCGCTACAACGCTCACGGGTATTGTTAAAGGTACTGGTACCTCGGCTCTCACTGCTGGAACCGTTAGCCTTACATCTGAGGTCACCGGTACGCTGCCTGTTGCCAACGGCGGCACGGGTGCAATCACAGCAGGCGCGGCCTTAACATCCCTTGGCGCTGCCGCGTCAGGTGCAAATACGGACATAACTGCACTCGACCAAGACGTAACAGTCACCGCGACTGGCACTATTGCTACCGACACCATAGGCTATCGCGGTCTGCCGCAAAACAGCCAGACGGCATCCTACACACTAGCGCTGTCCGATCAAGGCAAGATGATTAACACTACAACAGGCGGCGTGGTAATCCCCGCAAACGCTTCTGTGGCGTTCCCTATTGGCGCAGCAATATCTATTTACAATAACAGTGCCTCAAGCCAGACGATCAGCATCACGACTGACACGATTTACCTTGCTGGCACAGCCACCACTGGTTCACGCACATTAGCCCAGCGCGGTCTTGCAACCTGCGTAAAGGTTGCCGCTACGACTTGGGTCGTTTCTGGTGCAGGGGTAACCTAATGACGGGTATTCTTAACGTATTGGTTGGATCAAGTGGTGGTGCCGCTGCTCCGGGGCAGCAGGCATACACGACTGCTGGTACGTTTAGTTGGGTTGCGCCCGCTGGCGTTACAAATGTGTCTGTTGTTGCTGTTGGGGGTGGAAGCAGCGCTAAAGGCGCATCGGCCTATTCCGGGGCTGGGGGTGGGCTTGGATATAAAAACAACAT